AAAAACCACTAGCATTTCCCGCACCAATCATGGTATGTAATTCATCAATGAAGATGATTACATTTGGTTCATTATGAAGTTCATTTAATATCGCTTTAATTCTTTCTTCAAATTGGCCACGATACTTTGTTCCCGCAACAAGAGAAGTTAAATCTAAAGACATTATTCGTTTGTCTATTAGATTAGATGGAGACTCACCCTTGACAATTAACATTGCCAATTTTTCAACTAATGCCGATTTACCAACACCAGAATCACCAACAACAACTACGTTGTTTTTCTTCTTACGGGAAAGTATCTGTGCGATTCTTTTTACTTCCTTATCTCTACCGATGATTGGGTCTATTTTACCCTCTTCAGCTAATTTGTTTACATCCCGTGAAAAATTATCAAGAATTGGGGTTGTTGAACCCTTTTTCCCCCTTTTAGGGGTGGTCGTCGGTCCTTCTTCAAAAAAATCTACTGGCATGTCGTTTTATTTTAATAAAATATAACAATAATCCGTCTAAAAAACAAATCAAAGACAAATTTTCAATTAAAATTAAAAACACATGACACTTTGTCTAATTTTATTCGTTGGAATGTTATTTGAGTACAAGTATACAAAAATATAATAAACTATGATTACATTTTATAGAGACCCATTCAAAGACGTGTTAGACACTTTCTTTGAAAGACCATCCTTTGTAAGGGATAATTCATCGAAACTCTTTACAAGAGATAATGAGTATGCGGTTTACCTCTCAGTTCCGGGATTGACAAAAGAAGATTTGTCGATTTCAATTAAAGAGGGAATCCTAACTATCTCCTATAAAAAGGAAGAAAACGATAATGTCAATTATTCTTTCGTAAGTTCTTTTAAAAAGACTTATTCACTACCTGATGATGTTTCTGAAAAGGACATTACAGGTAAAGTAGAAAATGGTGTATTAGAAATCATTCTTCCAAAATCCAAGAAAAAATCTCTTGAAAGGTTCATTTCTTTGAATTAGTAGAAACCCCGATTTCTCGGGGTTTTCTTTTTGATATTTATTAAGTATATTATATTAAAAATATCAAAATGAGTATAACATCAGAAAAAATCACGGGTAACCTAATTGAGGTTAGTATTAGTTCTTCTAATTTAAAGTCGTCAACTTACAATACTGACGATAAGAAGTTGTTAATGGAATTTAATAACGGCTCTATTTATGAGTACGATGATGTTCCATGGGAAACCTTTACAAGGTTTCGTATGGCAGAATCACAAGGAAAATATTTTAATAGTACTATATCAAAAAATTACAAGTATCGTAAAGTAAAATGAGTTTAATATCAGAACTAATAGAAGATATGGAAAAAGACCAAGAGATTGTAAAATCTTTCAGGTCAAAAGATTCTTTGTCCGATGTAATTTTTGATAAAGATGGTGACACATTTATACTAAAAGAAGAAATAAGGGAAAAATTACTTGCAATAAGTAATGAATTTTTAGAGTTTGTTGATATAGATTTTTTTGTATATGATATTGTATTAACAGGTTCATTGGCAAATTTTAATTGGTCAAATTATTCTGATGTTGATTTACACATATTGATTGATTTAGATGAGTTTGACTCTGGTAAAGCAAGTTCGGTATCCTATCACACAATAGTTAAAGAATTTTTTAATAGTAAAAAAAATATTTGGAACTCCAATACCAGCATTACAATAAAAAATTTCGACGTTGAACTTTATGTTCAAGATATTGATGAAAAACATACGTCTACGGGAGTATACTCCGTTCTAAATAATGAATGGGTGGTAGAACCTAAGAAATTAGAAAACCCTGAAGACATTGATGAGAAAAAAATACTTGAAAAGGGTGAGGAATACGCAAAACAGATAGACTTATTAAATGAATTGGGTGAATCGGGAGAGGACGTAACTGAGAAGGTAGATGAATTAAAGGACAAGATTAAGAAATTTAGACAATGTGGTCTCGAATCAGGAGGTGAATATTCATATGAGAATTTAACATTTAAATTGTTAAGGAGAAATGGTTATATAAAGAAGTTAATGTCAATAAAAACAATGGTTAGAGATAAAAAATTGTCCCTTCCACAATAGTAAGCCCCAATTTTTTTCTTTATATGCACATATTTATAGGATACTAGAATAATATACAATCAATAAATTAAAAACATGGGAGATTTAAAACCATTAGGAAGTGAAAAACTTCACGGAGATGATAAGTTAAAGAGAATTCTTGAATTGACTTATTACGGTAATAAACCTAAAGTAACCAAATCAAATAAAGTGGAACACATAACTGAGTCTGCAAATGGTGTGTATGGTATTGTTAAAGAAAAGGATGGTTATTATGTTAAAAAGGGTTTAAACGAAGGTTCATTAGACTACATTGGTGGTCTATTCATGAAGAATAAAAATAAATTTAAGTCATATTCCGAAGCATTAAAAAGACTTGAATTAGTTAAAAGTCAAGAATTACAAGAAGTTACAAAATATGTTTTAAAACAAAATAAGGACCAAAAAGAGGCTCCTCCTGCGGAACCTACTATGGAAGTCCCACCAGCACCAGAAGGGGGAGAAATTCCACCTCCACCACCTTCACCAGAAGGGGGAGAAATTCCACCTCCACCAGCTGAAGATGCGGGAATGGAACCCGCCGCACCGGAAGGTGAAATGCCGTCAGACGAAATGAGTGCAGAAGGTAAACCATCTGATTACATGGCGGAAATTCAAAAATTTGCTGGTAAACTTGGTCAAGAATTAAGAGACCAAAAAGAGAAGATGGAAAGTGATGATATCAAGTACGTTCTTAATATGGTTATTTCGGCGGTAAACTTAGAGAAACTTGAGGACGATGATATCGAGGAAATTGCTAAGAAGTTTGAAAGAGAAGAATCTGAGGAAGGTGGTGAAGAACCAGAAATACCAGCGGAGGAACCAGAAATGCCCGCGAAAGAAGAACCTGAAAGCGGAGAATCTGAATTGGGCGAAACAATGGATAAATTAGAGAGTTTTGTTAATATGCCCGCGGTTCAAGATGAAGAAATCGACCTAAGAAAGTTTGCTGATATCGGTATGAACGAAACAGATGTGGTGGAACTTGATTTAGATGAAATTAAAAGAGATATTAACAAAAGTATTGAAGAGACTTTAGGAAAATACTTTAAGTAAAATGCGTCTAATCTATGTCAATGAAATCGGCTCAGATTATAAAGGTCAAAAACAGTACGAATTCATATTCAGCGAAAGGACTGAGATTGACATAGAGGAGTGGTTTGACGTTCCCGCATCTTCTACAATGACATTAAAATCCCCAAGGGTTGAATACATAGACTTGGTTGGATTACTCAAAGCCCCCGATTTGGTTTTAGAATTAATTCAAAATTCAGACTACTTCGGTGTTATTGATGCTGTGGATGGTATAATCGCCATGGCTTGGGAAAAATCTAATTTCGATTTAGAGTTTGAAAGATTGTTTTTTCGTTTTGGTGAAAGTATCGAATCGGTAACAAAAAAATTAAAATCGAGAGGGTATTTATTAGAAAAACAAGAACTAAAATTTAAAGAGATATGAAACGTAAAGACATAATTGAAAAGTTGTTATTTGAAGGTTTTTCTGAAAAAACCTTGTCTCGTTTGAGTGATGGACAACTCACCACTTTAGCTAAAACGGTACTATCTGAAGAAGATGTGATGATATCTAAAAAAGACCCACAACTTGCACAGAAAGTCGATAAGGCTAAAAAATCAAATCAAACAATCGTTACATACGAGGAAGAAATGAAAGAGGATGAAACCAAAATACCTAACAAGGATGAGATTGCATCAAAACTCGATTCAATTAGGCGAGGCGCGAAGAGAGATAATATGATTAAGCAAGGGGCGTATGATGGTAGATTTAGTGAAAAGACAATCAGAGACAAAAAAAAGGAAGAATCAAAATATAGTGCTAGAGGTAAAAAGAGTTACGAGCTTGATGAAGAAGATTCTAAGAAGATGTCTATGTCATGGTTTAAAACTGAGATGGAAAAAAAATTAGGAAGAAAGGTAACAGATGAAGAGGTTAAAGCATGTATAAAAAAAATGATTGAGACTTCTAATGCTAAAAAAAGAAGTATGAATGAGTGGGTTATGGGTTTAACAGAATCAAAATTCTCACAATTTACTTCTAAGTCTGATATTTTATCGATAATTACAGAAAAAATTACAGAGACCGCATCACCAATGCCAATGACTAAGGCGAGAAAAGGTCACAACGGTGTTCCTGAATTCATGACGTATGATTCAATTGTGGGTAATCGACCTGAAACTAAACCGGCGCCGCCGGAAGTAATTCCCGATGCACCACCAACTGAAAAACCAAGTAAACCAAAAACTCCATATGAGCCAGGACCCGGAAAGGACCCTAAACCAAAAGCGTTGAGAGAAGAAAAAAAGAAAAAATAATGGAGTTTTCTAAAAAGAATTTATTGTCTATATTAAGGGAAAACATAGACGAAATGGCGATGGGCTTTGATACACCTGATAGACCATATCAGGGTTTACAAGATAAATTATCACGAGGAGATACGCCATTAAAAAAAATTCCTTTACCATCAACAGGAGAGGAACCTAATAATAATTTCCAAGAATTACTTGCTTCTGAAAGATACAGACAAGTAGTATCGAAAGTTAGAGAATATACTGGTGTTAATACTCCTATGCAAGGTGAACAAGGTATCATGCCGTTGGCTCAAATGATGATGACGGCCCATAATGAAATTGTTCAAACTGAGTCTGCACATAGAGAAGAATTAGAAAGACTCGCGGTTGAATTAGTGATGAAAGAAATGGGGATACCTGAAGGGTCATTACAATTCGATGCTAAGATTGTTGGTATGGGTGAAATTGATACTCAAAACTTCAATCGAGAAATACAACAACAACAAAACCTTGACCCTGTCGATATTGAACAAGATTTGATGACAGATTTAGAGTCAATGACCATGGAAAAGGCGAAAAGAAGACTTATAAATAATATGATACAGGGTGCTTCTAAGAAAGGTCACTACATGTATCACTACGCAGCAGATAGAATCAGAGAAATTACAGGTTCAGATAATATAATTGCCCAATATGGTATTTTGATGTCAATTAATGACACTCTATATTGGCAGTTAAGTGATGAGACAATGAGAATGATGATGGGAGGACCTGAAGGTGGTGGTTCAGTTGGTGGAAAGGAAGAAGTAAAAAGAAATACCAATCCTCCGACAATCGTTGCTAGAGGTATTAATTTTCCAATACTTGTTCATGAATTGATTAAAGGTATTATGGAATTATTTGCAATTCAAGGAAAACCTACTGACGAAGAGGGTAATGAAGACGCGGAAGCGTGGTCAGAAATTGAAGGTTCTGAAGATACTATTGAAAAAGAGATGTGGGATTTACGTTTAGGTCCCGCAATTTGGGATAGAATTAGAAGACAATTCCCTGAAGATATTTTAACTAATGAAAATAAAGTAGAGTTACAAAACTATTTGTTGGTTGAAATTTTTAAACTTCCCGCAAAACATTTTTTAGTATTCATGAAAGAAGTTGTTTCGGGTTCTGAGAAGGGTAAACATTTGATGGGTGAATTGATGCAAGGTATTGACCAAATGTTCAAAGACCAAAACTATCAAGATGCTGTCGCCAGATTTAATGAAGATTTAGATAACATTACAGATAATACTGACGATAATGACCTTGGGGACTTCTTAGGAGGTCTTGGAATAAGCTTATCTGATGACGACCCTAGCAGTTAATAATGGAGATAATAAGAAAAGGGTGGTAAAATCACCCTTTTTTCATATTTATATATATGGACAATCAAAAACTATTACAATTAAAAGAATTTGCTCGTATTAAAAAAGATGTTGTGTATGCATTAAAAACATACTTAACAACTTATGATAATACGCAAAAAAAGTTTGTTCCATTGGATTTATTTCCAGACCAAATTCAGTTACTTAAAGATTATGAAGAATATAATGATAACATAACAAGAAAGTATAGACAGGCGGGGGTGTCTACGGTAACCGCGGCATGGAAAA